TGGGTGTGCGTGGAGTGCAATGCGGTGGTGAAAAAATGATATGCCGGAATTGGATTGAGTTTATGGAGTGGTACGCATGAACGTAGACAAAAAGCGCGAGCTGATTTTCTGCCATGTTTGTTTTGCCATACGCCCGGCGCGGCAGTATACCTACGTTACCGGCCACCAGGTCAGATGTACCCGGTGCAGTACGGTGCTGGGTTATGACCACGACTGGCCGGAGGTGTATAACCAGGAGGTTCACAATGGATAAAATCAAAGAAGCGGCAATCAAAATATTGGAGGATTTCGTTACGGTTCGCTCGGTCATCACACTGGGGGCTTTTGGTACAGCGTATTGGCTCACGTGGCATAGTAAGCCTGTGCCGGATGTGATTCTGCGGATCGTAGATTTATTGTTGGGGTTTTACTTTGGACAAAAAGTGTCGAGAAAAATAAATGAAAAAAAACAACAAGAAAATTAGAAAGTGTAAAATTTGTAATACTTACTTTACCCCTCATCACAAAAGAATGTTTTTGTGTTCTATTCCTTGTCGTAGTAAATGGATAAGCGGAGAAAATCACTATGGATGGAAAGGAAAAATAAAAAGAGTTTGTAAAATTTGTAATTCCGTATTCGAGATATATCCATCAGAACTAAAAAAAATACACCACGGTAAGGTAGGAAGTTTTTGTTCTAAACAATGTTATGGAATTTGGTTAAGAACTAATAAGATTGGAGAGAATAATAATTTCTGGAAAGGAGGAATAAGTTCTTTATATGAAAGGTTAAAAAGTTTAGAAGAAAATCACGTTTGGAGATATCGGATTTTTTGCAGAGATAAATTTACTTGTCAGATTTGTAATAAAAAATCTGATGGAGATTTAAACGCTCATCATGTAAAACCATATAAAGATATTCTACGAGATTTTTTACAAGAATATTCTCAATTTTCTCTCTTTGACGATAAAGAGACTTTGGTTAGATTGGCGACAACATATAAACCGTTTTGGGACGTAAATAATGGGATTACTCTGTGTGAATATTGTCATAAAAAAGAACACAATAATTTTGTACATAAAGCGGCTAATGCGATTAAAAACGGGACGGAAACAAAAGGAGAGACGAAATGAAAACATGGCATAAAATTTTAATTGTCTGTGGTTGCGGGGCCGCTGTGTGGGGATTATCTTACTGCGCGGGACTTTGGACGACGTATTCACTGGTGTTTGCTTCATTTTCCGCAGGCATCACGGCTCTTTGTGGGATTTTGACCGGATTCACTGGGGCAAAATAGGGAGGATACTATGGCATTACCCGGAATCGGTACGTTTTTAGGTGGAATCGGCGCGCTTATCGCAAAACTTCCCATCCAGGGACGCAAGGAGCGTTGGAAAAATGAACTCGACAAACTCGAAAACGAGCGCAAACAAATTCTCTCGGAGGAATGGAATGAGAAAAAAAATAATCGTCTTACTGTTGTGCTTAACCGGATTGACGAGCTCAATCGGTTGCTCCGCAACTCATCAGACGCCGGTTAACCAAGCGCCGAAATCCGAACGGCGTTTCTGGGGAACAAAGGAAAAGTGCATTGAATTTTTGCAGAGCGAAAAAGCGCAAAGCGAGCGGTGGCTCGTGGAAGCGATAGGAGATTGACATGAGCGAATTTAACCTTGGAACTTTAGCGGTGATCGCGCTGGCGATATGCGTGGTGGATTGTTTCTGCTGGATGGCCGGTGGCCGATCCGGTAAGTGGAAGCGCCGCTTTGTGGGCGCCGGAATCCAAACCCTCGGCATAAATATCCTGGCGTTGATCTGCGGAACCTGGGCGTGGCAATTTGCGCTTGCCCTGGGCCCGGAGATAGGATCTCGGTGTCTCGGATATGGCGGGGATACTCCCGGGGAGAAAATCTTGCGCCGTTCCGTATTCGCCGCAGGAAGCCTCTTGGCGGGCGCGGTGCTTGCCTGGGGCGTAGGGTTCACTGGGAAAGCGATCTGGCTCCTGTCCGCACAAGCCGTGGCGTCAGTGGTCAGTATTATCCTGGGTGTCAAAAACCCTTTGCCTGCGGCTTGTGAAGAGGTTTTTGTGTGTTTGTCGCTGAAATACATCAATTACGGGTATTTGTTTATCCGCGCGGGAGGTTAATATGACTTTAACACAATTGCGCATAATGGCTTATGCGACTATTCCAGGCTTAAAACAGAAGGTGGTTGATGATACCACCGTAGATCTATACATTAATAAAGGCGTTATAGATGTTTCCGCTTATACCGTTTGCCTTAAAACTAATAAGAAATTTGCGGTTGTAGCTGATCAAGCCAAATATAATTTATCCAGCGTTATTGGAGATTATCTTACAATGGACAAACCGGGCCTTTGGTGGAACTCTGGAACGGTTGCCTTGCCTAACTATAAACCGCTTAATCCCGTTACCTTGAAATCTTTGGATAACGACCGTCCTAATTGGCGAAACCTTGCTTCAGGGACACCACAGGACTATTCCATAGATGGAGATATTTTGACTTTGGTTCCCGCTCCTGAGACCAGTTTAGCGGATGGGTTTTTGCTGTATTATGGAAAGAAACCTATAGCGATGACAAACGTTGCGCATTATCCGTTTTCCGGCTCAACTATTGAATATTCACATTTATCAATATTTGATGACGCGATAATTCTATATGTAAGGTCAAAGTTAAACCCAACCATGAATAAGCTCAATGATGAAAACCTTACGCTGAAAGAGTATTATTCTGAATTGGAGAGCAAACTCAAAGTATTTAAGAAAAGACCTGATATTAGGGCAAATGCGGACACTAAGTTTATGGCACCGCGAGTAAGGGGATAATGAAAAGAATACTGTTGGTCTTATTTTTTGTTTTACATTTAAGCCGAGGAATGTGCTCTGATGAAACTCCAAGATTCTACTCAATGGATTCATTTGATAGGGGGCTTAATTCTCACGCTTCCGAATTTAGGGTGGGAGAAAGTCAATGTTCCGAAGCACAGGATATTCGGTTTAATGATAAATTTGGATCGTTTTCCAAGCGCAATATATTGCTTACGTCCTGGGACGCCGGATCTTCCGCTATCACGGGATTACATAGATATTATAAATCTGACGGAACGGTTAATACTCTTATTGGTTTAGGAACGACATTAAAAATAGGAGATTCCGGAGCGACTACCACAACTACCATAAAATCCGGTCTTACTGATGGAAAACGGTGGCAGTCGGTAACGTATAAGGATGTCGAAATATGGATGAATGGATATGATCTCGCTTTAAAGTATGACGGACTTACTACTACAACAGAGAACACCGATAATGCTCGGACTGCGGGCCAGCTGTGCGCACAGCTGGGAGCTCCTTTTGCCCAATTAAGTTCAGAGAACGGAGGGAACGATTTAGACGCCGCTTCCTGGTATCAATACAAAATGGCATTTTACGATGGTACGGTTTACTCATATTCTACCGCAAGGAGCAACCCGATCCTTACCGGTGCAACCGTCCAGAATATAACTCTTACCGGAATACCAATTGGCCCGGAAGGAACGACTCACCGCTATATTTATCGGACATTAGGAAATGCGTCTCAGGCGGCAGTTGAGGCAGATACAACTTTTTATCTTGTCAAAGACATTGACGATAATACTACTCTTACTTTTGACGATGCGATGGCTGATGCCACGGCGGACGATAACGCTGCTCCTACCTGGGCCACTTCTTCTGCGGGAAATAACGCTACTCCCCCATTGGGTTCTCTGTGCACTATTAACAAAGAACGGTTATTCATATCTGGAGATAAAACTTATCTTTCTGATATTTGTTGGTCGGACGTATTTAATCCTGACTATTTTAATCCGGAAGATTATGTATCAGTAAGACCGGATGATGGGGACAAGATAACTTTTATTAAAACACTTCCCGTTACCGGATCTCTGGCCGTGGGAAAAACGAATACCATATCAATATTTTCTACAGATGGGACATCAACTGCCAATTGGACTATTTCAGACCCGTATTCTTTTATTGGTTGTCCCGCTCCCTACAGCGTTGATGTAAGCCCTATAGGTATTGTCTATATCGGCAGACATGGAATTTATCGTTTTGATGGAGGAACTTCTTATTTTATTTCCGACGCGGTTACTCCCGAAATAGAAGATATTTCTCAAACGAATATAGAGGATGTTGTGGGGATATATCAGGACGGTGAATACCATGTTTCTTACGCTTCTGTTAAATCGGGTTCGGTTATAAATAATAAAGAACTTATCTATAATACCGTTCGGGACGCGTACACACTTGACAATAAAAACATAAATTGTTATGCTTCTTTTAGTAGTGGAACTGACTTAGGAATATTGTATTCCGGCTCCTCAACCACTGATGGGGTCGTGTTCGCGCATAAAGGAAGCCCCATATCATTGCGGGGAAGGTATGAGAGCGATTTTGACGAGGGGACTTATGACGATGTGAGCGTTTCCAATACTGCGGAGAATCCTATTCTTGGTTTAGGATGGGATTGCACTGTTGCCACCTGGTTGACTGATTTGCAGGCGAGAAATGCTTTAATAAACACCGTTGCTGATATAACGACTTATCTTCCGTCCGCTTTAGTAACAAGGCCGGATGGGACAGGAACGTGGACGAGTCCTGTTTATCAGATAGATGCCGATGTTTTAGACAAACTATACTGGAATGAAAGTTTAGGGAGTTATGGAAATGTAACCTGGCAGATAAGATTAGGCGCTACGAGCGCGGACACTTTAACGGCCGCTTGGAATACCGCAGTTACCAATCCAAGCGGATCTGATGTTTCTGGAATTACTGCGGATCACTATATCCAGTTAAGAGCTAATTTCACAAGTACAAATGTCGCGTATACTCCTACTATTTACAAAACAGAAGGTTATGTATTTAAGTTGTTGTATTCTAAGGTCGGAAGTGTTTACGAAAGCTCAATATTAAGTGTTTGGGAAAGTGGATGGAAGAATTTAGGAGCTGATGGGTATAAAAAAAATATTCAGAGGATTAAAGTTTTCTATACGGGTACATCTGGTACACTTACTTTTAATCTAAAAAATGAAGAAGGAGACATAGATCAATCTTTTAATATTGACCTATCGGTTAATCCAGCGACGAGCATAAATGACGCATATACAGGGAAAAGTAGCACAAAAGTATATACCTGGCACGCGCCGATCAGCACTCAAACTGTTAGGAGCCCCATTGGCGAATGGTGGAAATTCAGAATAACTGAAAATGGATTGGTTGATTGGAGTATAGAAAAGATACAGGTAAAATTCATTTTAGAGGAAATCTATGATTAAGCGAATACTTTTATCTTTTTTTCTGGTTTTATTTGCGTCATCTTCTTTCGCTGAAACAAGTCTTAACGAGACCAAAGGAACTGATCTACAGGTTAAAGAAGCTTTGCGCAAGATAAATAAAAGCCTCGCTAATAAATATATCTACTTTGTTATACCCGAAGAAGCTTTAGTCGTGGGAACGGATAAGGTGGGGAAGTTTTATATCGATTTCAGTGGAGCGGTTGTCGAAGTTCAGGCTTCGGTAGAAACTGCTCCTACCGGAGCGGATTTAATTTGCGATATCAACAAAAATGGGACAACGATATGGACAACACAGGGCAATAGAATAACTGTTCCAGCTGGGGAATATACGGCAACGCAGGACATTTTCAACTCTCCTAAAATATCACCGGATGATTATTTCACGATAGATATAGACCAGGCGGGTTCAACGGTTTTAGGCGGTAAATTGGTAGTCAGATTAAAAATAGAAAAAAATCCCAATGATTAAAAAACTGCTCATCATATTGTTTTTTATTGTTTATCTGGTTAACCCTGCTTTTGCGGAAGGAATAATTATCGGTTGGGATGATACAATTGCAAATATTCCTCTTGGTTGGAGTCTATGCGACGGAAATGGCGGCAGGCCTAATTTATTGGATAAATATTTAAAATCAGTTGGGGCCGCTGAAAACCCGGGGGCTACGGGAGGAACCGCTACCCATTCCCACACTTCTCCCGCACATAACCATACCCAGGACGCACATAGCCATAGTGGGAATAGCGGAAATGCGTCGGGTGGTAGCATATATACTCAAGCCATATTCTCTGATGCTGCTGGTAAAGACCATAATCACAGCATAACACTTGCTTCGACTACGGCCACAAATCAGACTGCCACAGTAACGCTTGACGTTACTTCAAATGATCCTCCCTATTATAAACTTGCCTTTATTTACGACTCTGCCGTAAATAGGTATCCGGTAGGTTCGGTTATTTTATGGGGTTCGGCTACATTACCTACTGGATGGACGGTGCATACAGGATTAAAGAATGTCTATGCCAAATCTGTTGGCTCTGGTGAAAATCCCGGAGGAACAGGAGGCAGTTCTAACGCACATACTCATACTAATACCCCACATAACCATATCCAGGATGCACATTCTCATTCAACTTCTCATGGAAATCCCAGTAGTACTGGACACAATGGATCTCTTTATGAATCATTAACGGTATCCGCGTGGTCTCATTCACACTCTGTTTCCTCGGATTCAATTACCGCCACTAATCAATCATCTTCGGTAACGATATCCAATGCCGACGGCCAGCCTCCGTATTATAAATTATCGTATATTAAAAATACAGGAGCAGCGGCTAACAGGCCTAAAAATAGTATAGTAAACTGGTCGGGGACGATTGCCAATATTCCAAGCGGTTATGTTCTTTGCGACGGTACTAATGGAACCCCTGACTTAAGAAACTACTTTGTTAAGGGGGCGTCAACTTCCGGCGAACTTGGAAATACAGGTGGATCCTTACAACACGATCATACAGCCAGTTCTCATAATCATACCCAAAACCCACATACACATACTGTCAGCGCTTTAGGTAATGCTACCGCAGGAGTCAAACAAGGGAGCGGGAGTCAGTATGAGAGTCTTTATCCCGCTACTCATGGACATACTGGATGCACTGTTACAAATACTGCTACCAATCAAGCCACTACCATTACCGTTAATAATTGCGTCAGCGGAGCAGCTGAGCCGCCTTACTACAAGATAGCTTATATCATGCAGACTCAGGAATTGGATGTCGGAGCATACGCTTTTATGGTTTATTAACTAAGGAGGGATTGATGAAGAAAATGGTATTCGTTTTAGCAATGGTGGGGTTAATATGCAATGTTTGTTATGGCGCATGGGATAATACTACAAGTTTACAAACCTTAGCCCCTGCCGCGGCATTTCAACAGGTGCAGGACAATTTTACCGCACTCACTGGGGGAGGTGTTACCGGAGGAATATTACTACCTTCCGGAGCTGTTTTTTATATGATTACAGGAGATTGCCCTACAGGAACTACCGATGTAACGGCTACATACTCGGATAAATTTATAAAGATAAACGCAACACAAGCGACAACGAGTGGAGTGATATTGACGGGGACTACTGATAGCCATACATTGAGCGTTGCGGAAATGCCGGCGCATAGTCATTATGATGCCGCATCAGGGTCACCGACTGGCGGGGGTGGATACTTGGCAAATGCACACGCAGGTTCATCGGCAGATGCTTCCACAAGCTCTGTTGGTGGCGGGGGCGGACATACACATACCATAAGTTCGGCAACAACACTCGAACCGGCTTCGGTAACATGTAAACTTTGCCAAGTAGATTAATTTTAACCAAAGGAGCGTAAACATGGCAGAAACTATAGCTTCAATAAGCGGGATAACCAGTCCTGAGTGGTATGAAGATCCACTCTATCAACAGACACAAGATCAACTCTATTCGTATGGCACCGATATTTTGTCGGGAAATACTCCATCAACCTTAAAAACCCTTTCCGGTTTGATAGAAGGGGATATCCCCGATTATTATAAAGCCATAGGAGAGACTGGATCAACCGAGTTTAACAACATGCTTGCCTTGACTGTAAAGAATACCGCTAACGCGGTAAATGAGGATTTGGTCAGGAGGGGGGTTTCTCGTGGAGGGGTAGGGGCTTCCGTAACGTCAAAAGCTATGGCAGACAAAACGGCGGAATTATCCTATGCTGATTATACAAGGGCTTTAGAGGGAAAACAGAGTTTGCTTAACCTTGGAGTACAGGCAAACGAGTACATAAACAGTCTTGGAGTTAGCACTCTTTCTGGGGTGGGTTCATCTGCGGCAGATATGACAAACCAGAAAAATACGTTTAATTTGGGTGTGTCAAATTTAGAATTATCTCTGGCTTCACAAAATGCGCAGATCGCGGAATTTAACGCAAAAGCGAAAGCTGCTGAAGAAGCCCAAGCCAACGCGTTATGGAGCCAGATATTGAGTTCTTCTATAGGAGCTCTTGGTTCGGTTGGGGGAGCAGTACTGGGAAGTTCATCAACGACTACTACAACACCAAAAACCGGGAGTGCCGATTATAGCAGTATTTTAGATGCGGATACGGGAGATTATGGATTATCATTTTAAATATGGAGGGATAAATGGGAAATCAAGGTCTTAGTATAGCTGCCGGAATTGCTCAAGGCGTGGACAATGCCGTAAAGAATCTTTATGCAGTCCAGACGGCCAAGGCAAAGTTGAAACAAGAACAAGAAATGCACGATGCCGATTTAAAAGTTAAGAAAGCGACACTTGAGAAAATGGAACTGGCTTACGGGCCTGAACAGTTAGCGGCCGAGAGAGAAAAACTTAAGGCGGAGACTGCCGCTCAAAACGCTTTATTTAATCTACGTACCGTTCAGATTTCACGAGAACAAAAAAAACAAGAGCAGGAACTTGAATCTTATAAGAGAAGCGTGCAAATATTTGATAAGGCATTAAAAATTGGAACACTCCCTGCCGGCACGAGGATAAACTCTAAGGGGGATTGGTCTATGGCGGGGCCGGGGATAAATAACACGGGAACGGTTATTAATCTTGGAACGGAAGATAACTCGGGACCCGTTAACCCTAATAACGATGTCGAAGATTTCTTAGCTGGAATAAAATAACTATGGCTCTAAAATGGACGGATATCGCGAACAGCGATACCTACAAGAACGCTGATCCCGAATTTCAATCTAAGGTTCAAGAGAAGTTTTTTAACGATGTAGTCCAGAAGGCTCCCGGATATAAGTCTGAGTTTGACACTAAGATCCGTGAGAGTCTGTTTGGAACGCCTGCCTTAAAGCCCAAAATTTCCCCAATATCCTTAAAAGATTTTTCGCTTACCGACCTTTCCCCGGAACAAAGACAAGGCGCGATCATGCGCTCTATGGGGCAGGCGCCGGATACCGATCTACCTAAACCTATCCAAGAAGTAAAAGAGGCCTTTGACGTGGGAACCGTTAAGGGGATGACCGGGGCAAATATAGAATCGGAATCGGCAGCAAAGCATCCAGGGATTGCCGTAGCTGGAGAGATCGGGGGAAGTGTCATGGCCTTTATGTCTCCCGGGGGCACGCTTGCCAAGTTTTCCCTGATTCCCGCTTTCCATGAGATAACCCGACAGATAACCACGCCAGAAGAAGATCTATCGCCAGTGCAAAGAGGCGTAAAGGTGTCGACCGCGGGTTTCTTTGGGCTATTGACCGGAAAGGTTTTTAAGGATGCTGAGGCCGGAAAAACCATATTGAGCCGGATATCTCAGCAGGCCGCCGGCGCGGGATCTAACGCCATAACCGAAAGCATTGTCCAGGACACGATCAGCGGCCGCGATCCTGACGTAAAGAAGGCATTTATATCTGGCGGCATGAGCGCGACCACCATAGCCATTATAGGCGCCATGTCAGAAACCCCTGAATTGCGCGGCCTGGTGTGGGATGAGGCGCGCGCGCAGGTAGGCAAACCTAAGCTTTCCCCGGGATCCAAGATAGGGGAAACATATCAGACACCCAAAACATACGAAGAGGCAAAGGTGATGGTTGAAGAAACCTCCATGCGAAGTCCGGAGGAATTATCCCCTACGCTTAAATCGGCCATAAAAGAACAGAAGGTGGCCACGGCTCAGAAGATGGTCAAACAGGATATGGCGTATTACCGCGACAAACTCGGCTGGAACGAAAAACAGCTTACTGAATTTCTGAACATTAAAAACGCCAATGATTTTGATACCATGGCCGGGGCATATAGCAAGGTCAATCCTAAATTTGTTGAGACGATATTGCCATACCGGGATCTTATTCTTTCGGGCAAGGCGGCTCCGGAAGATATTATTATCGGGCTTGAGTTAAATAAGCTCTTGCAGCCGAAGGCTAAGGTTGAGCAGGTGGTTGAACAGCCGAAGGTAGCAGAACCCCAAAAAACCCCTATTCCTGACGTTTCTAGGCAGGCAGAAACGATTATTCCGGCTAAAACGGAGATTATCCCTCCCGCAGCCGGGGGAGAGGTGGAATATCACGGAACTACCCCCGAAAATGCACAGAATATAATCAAATCGGGAAAGTTTAGGGTAGGTGAAGGTCAGGCGGGAGTTTCCACAACGCAGGATTACGAAGAAGCACTAGACTATGCCAATGGAGATCCTAAGGGAGTAATTGCTGTCCGGGTACGAGATGGGGCAGAAATGGTTGGGAAAGAAGGTAAGGATTTTTTAACAGGTACGGGTTCATGGAAACCAGAAGATGTAACCCCTATTCAAATAGGCAACCTATCCACTCCCGCAGTAGAAAAATCATTACCCCCAGAGGTTAAGAAAATAGAAGTCCCAAAATTTACCGTTGAAAAATCTGAAAATGCTTGGATTGTAAGAAATCCTAAAGGAGAGATAGGGTTAATCACGGGAACGGAAGAAAGGGCGAAGCAGGTAGCCGAAGAGTTTAATACAGGAAAAAGAGTTGAGGGAGTATCCGGGGAAGCTCCAAAGAAGCAAATTAAGGTTACCAAATTCGATATCGTTCCTACCAGACACGGGATCGAAGCGCCGATTACTTCCGTAGAATATGTTAATGCTGCAGGAGAGACGGTATCAAAACCTACAGCTTCACCACAAAAACAGGCCGTTGAATATTACGTTAATGAATATGTCAATAAGCTTTCAAAAGAGACAAACGCGCCAAGGGAGGCTTACGAAAACCTTGCTCAGAAAATTGTAACTGCCATCGAGAGCAAAGACGTTGTATATCTCCGCTCAATCCTTAATGGCATAAACCCGAACAGCAACAAATTATTTACCCAAATAACCGGATTACCCGCAAGGTTGCAGCGAGAAGTTGACGTGAGCCTTCGTTCTATGAATCCCGAATCCTGGGATGCGTCAAAATATGCAAAAAAAGAATCCACCTTGACAAAACCCGAATCCGGTGCTATACCTAAAGTGGAAGAGAAAAAGGAGGTACCAAGTGTCTCCAGTAACGAAGAGCGAAACATACGAGGAACATTACCAGGGGATCCTGGGGGATCTGGCGGAGGCGGAAGCCTTGATACAGAAGTCCCGAGCGCAACGCTTGCAAAGCCGAAGCAGTCCGTTAAATCCGAAGTTAAGCGCGAAAGAAGCAAGTCAGGTAATAGAGAAAGCACGCCGCAACAAAGAGCAGTAAATCTCGGTAATTACCGCATTACAGATACTGATCAGATAGGTCAGGGTACCCCTAAAGTAAAATATCAACTCAATATCTCCGCAATAAAATTACTTAAAACTCTTGAGAAAGAAAACCGCAAGGCTACGCCGGAAGAGCAGTCCGTTTTGGTTAAGTACGCTGGATGGGGTAGCCTTTCAAAAGTGTTTAATCGGTATAGCCATGAAGGATGGGATAAGGAGTTTAAGGAGCTTGAATCCTTGCTTACCGACGAAGAATATGAAGCGGCCCGGCGTTCAACTATAAACGCGCACTACACTTCTCAGGAGATTATCGAGGCGATCTGGAAGGCCGTCCAGTCCATAGGTTTTAATGGCGGGAAGGTTCTTGAACCTGCTATGGGTATCGGTCATTTCATAGGCCTGCGGCCAGAAGGAATGAACATATCTTTTACCGGTGTTGAGCTTGACAGCCTTACCGGAAGGATAGCGAAACAACTTTACCAAGGTGCCGATCTCTATATTGAAGGTTTTGAAAAGGTACACCTCTCCAAAGATTTCTACGATTTAGCGATCTCCAATGTTCCCTTTGCAGATTACCGGCCATACGACGCAAAAGCAAAGTACCTGGGGATTCCTTCCGGGCTCATGCTCCACGATTACTTCTTTGCTAAATCTATGGCCCTAGTTAAACCCGGGGGAATTGTGTCCTTCATTACCAGCAAGGGAACGATGGACAAGCAGGATCCTCAGCTGCGCGGATGGTTAAGTGAGCGCGCAGATCTGCTGGGAGCGATACGCTTGCCCGTTACCGCTTTTAAAGCTAACGCCGGCACGGAAGTGGTAACTGACATAATCTTTCTACGCAAGCGTCTTCCCGGGGAGCAGGTAACCGGCGAAGAGTGGAAGAACTCTTCCCAAACGAAGATCTCTAACCGCAATATAAACGTAAATCAGTATTTCATTAAGAACACCGCCATGGTTCTTGGCAATATGAAGATAGGCCGGGGGTTGTACTCGAATGATGAATTGCGCGTTGAACCTCTGCCGGAACCCCTGGCTGATAGCCTGGATAAAGCCATTGACTTCTTACCTAAGAACGTGATTAAACAGCAGGCTGATATCGTGGAAGCAGAAAAAGCGGAAGAGACTATCTCTGATTCTTCAAATACCAAAAACGAAGCCTACAAAGTACAGAACGGTAAGATCTACCAGAAAACGGAAGGTGGCCTTGTTGCGAAAGATTTTGGAGAAGATAACGCCCGGCTTATCGGGATATCCGAAGTGCGTGATGCCGCGCGCAATCTACTGGCAAAGCAGATGGTTAACGCCGAAGATAACGCCTTTAAATCGGACATAGAAAAGCTCAATAAGGCCTACGATAAGTTTGTAAAGAAACATGGGTTTCTTAACTCTCCTAAGAATGAGAAAGTTTTTGAGGATGATCCGGACGCTCCGCTAGTATTATCTCTTGAGACTGAGGATAAGGTAAACAAGACTTTCTTAAAAGGCGCAATCTTCTCTAAGCGCGTAACTCACCACCATGTACGTCCGACTTCCGCAGGATCCGCGCAAGATGCTGTTTATATTTCTCTTTCTGAATACGGACACCTGAACTGGAATTACATGGCCGATATTACCGGCAAGAGTGCGGAGATCCTTCAGGGAGAATTAAGCGCACAGGGTAATATCTTTAAGAACCCCGAAGGAGAAAAGTGGGAACTGTCCGATGAGTACCTTTCCGGGGATGTTAAGTTAAAACTGAAACTGGCCGAGGCTGCGACTAAGATAGATCCTTCATACAACACCAATATCGAAGCGCTCAGAAGTGTTCAGCCTGCAGATCTCGCTTTTAAGGATATCTCTGTTCGCATAGGAACGCCTTGGGTGGAAGCCGATGACTACCGCGCGTTTATATCTGAACTTCTTGAGGTAAGCGGCTGGTCCGTAATTGCCGAGCACAACAAGGTTGATGGACGCTTTAATTTTGAACTTGAGGGGTGGGGAAAGGGATCGGCAAACAATATCAATAAATGGGGAACGGCGAGATTTCCTGCCGTTAATCTCATAGAAGCAATCGCTAACCATCGGACTATCAAGGTTACTGATCGCGTTAAACAAGGCGGGCAAGATGTGTCTGTAACTAATGAACAGGAAACCGCCGTGGCCCAGGATAAGGCCGAGATCCTTAAACAGAAGTTTTCCGATTGGTTCTGGCAGGACGAGCAGAGGCGGGATAAGTATGTCAGGCTTTATAACGATCAGTACAACAACATAGTCATACGAAAATATAGCGGAGATCATCTTACTCTCCCCGGCCTCAGCAACGTATATAAGCTGAGAAAGACACAGTTGGACGCTATCTGGCGCGGGATTACATCTCAAACTCTTCTCTTAGCGCATGAGGTAGGGGCAGGCAAAACCGCTATTGTGGTGTGTACCGTCATGGAATCAAAGCGCCTTGGCATCATCAATAAACCTTTCGTTGTGGTTCCCAAAAATACCTTGTCTCAATGGAAGCGGGAATTTAACAAGCTCTATCCGGCGGCGAATATCTTAGTTGCTGACGAGAAGAATTTTACCGCAAACAAGAGGAAAAAGTTTTTAGGAAGGATAGCAACTGGAAACTACGACGCTATTGTTTTGTCCGATTCAAGCAATTACCTGATCGGCGTATCTGATAATACCTATGCCGAATATATCCAGGAAAAGCTTGACGATCTGCGCGCGGAGAAAGAAAGGCTCCAGGATTCAGGCAGCAAGATAACAGTCAAACAGATAGAGAAGTCTATCCTCAAGCTGGAAGAACGTCTCAAGGAAAAACTTGATCAGAGCAAAAAGGATGAAACGGTTGTCTTTGAAGAGCTTGGTGTAGACGCTATTTTTGTGGACGAAGCCGATACCTTTAAAAACTTGGCCTATACCACTAAGATGGAGAACGTCCGGGGATTGGGCGCGCCACAGGGGAACAAGTCCACCGAAGATATGATGATGAAGATTCGGCAGATCCGGAAAAAGGTTGGCAAGGTGGTGTTTGCCACCGGTACCCCGATATCTAATTCCATGGCCGAGGTTCACTCCATGATGAAATATCTACAGCCAGACGCGCTGGCCGAAAAAGGTTTAACCCACTTTGACGATTGGGCGAACGCCTTCGGGGAAACCGTAACCAGCCTTGAGGTTGACGCGACCGGCGGCCGCTATAAAGCCGTAACCCGCTTCAGTAAGTTTGTGAACGTACCTGAACTTATGGCCATGCTCCGGCAGGTTTGGGATATACAGACCGCTGAAATGCTTGAAAAAGCGGGGATTTTGGTCAAAGGTGTTAATTTGCCCCTTATTCGTGGCGGAAAGGCCACTCCAGCGGTACTACCTCCAATACCTGAGCTTCAGGCCTATATTCAGGAATTAGGGGCGCGCGCGGACAAAATCAAAGGTAAGCGGGTTGAAAAGGGGGGAGACAACATGCTGGTTATACTCCATGACGGAATCATGGCCTCAACCGATATGCGGCTGATAGACCCTTCTTTACCTGGCCATCCGGATAGTAAAATAGAAACCTCCATAAATGGGATATTTGAACGGTGGAATAAATATAAAGACGACCGATCTACACAGATAATCTTTATGGATCGGGTTGCTCCGAACGACAAGGTCTTGTTTAATCCTCAGTATTACATGCGTAGGAAGTTGATCGAAATGGGGATCCCTGAAAAAGAGATAGCTTTTATCCATGAATACGACAGCATGGATGAAAAGTCTATTCTTTACGATAAAATGAACAGCGGAGAAGTCCGGATCCTATTTGGGAGCACAGAGAAATTGGGAGCTGGTACGAATGTTCAAGAACGCCTAATTTGTCTCTGGCACCTTGATACCCCTTTCCGTCCGCGGGATATCGTACAGCGCGAAGGCCGGATCGTCAGGCCCGGAAACGGCAATAAAGAAGTCGAGATTATGCGCATGGTTACAAAAGGATCCTTGGATACATTTATGTGGCAAATGCTTGAGGCCAAGAAAAAAGCCATTGATCAGGTCATGTCCGGGGAATCATCTTCCCGGGAGATCGTAGAGGACGTGGACGAGTACGCCATCATTAAAGCCGCTTCGTCCGATAATCCGCTCTTGAAAGAAAAGACCGAACTTGACCGGGAAGTGCGCCGCCTAACCAATCTTAAAAACGCTTTCCTCGAGCAGAAATTCAAGTCTCAGAAGGAAGTAAAATCTTTGCCGGTGGATATCCAGAAGATCAAGCAGAACATCGAAGATCTTAAAACTGATATCGCAAAGAGGCCGGAAAAGCCCACCAAGGAAACTTTTACAGTAGAAGTGGCAGGCAAGCCTTACACCACAAAAGAAGAAGCCTGGAAAGCGATCAAGTCCATTATAGACGGAATTAGTGTGGCTCAGTGGGGGAAAGATATTGTTCCGTTGGGCACATATCAGAATTTTAAACTATTCGTTTTTATTACTCCCCCAACCGCCGTAACTGAGAAGAAGGTGAGTATCCAGGTCAAAGGACAGGCATACCAATATGACGCATCTTTTTCAGAAAGTGCCATCGGTACGTTTGCCTCGATAGACAGCGCGCTCTATACGCAGCCGGAGGCGCGGATCACCGTCTTTACGAATAATCTTGACCTCGCCACTAAACAATTGCAGATTGCAGGAGAGCTTTCGAATAAAAACTTTGAGCACGAAAAGACACTTGACGAGAAGTCCCGGCGGCAGGTTGAGGTTAATCGGCTCTTAAAAAAAGAAGCTGAGGGCAAGAGCGCTCAGGAGATCCCGGAAGATGAAGATCTCATGGAAATGCACATGGGCCTCCAACTTATCCCCACCAAAAAGAAACCGTACGTCAACGATCACATAGAAACCGGAGAGGTTAAATTCACGGATCCCGAGACTGAAAGACGCTTTAAGGAGGCGCACGGCCAGCACCCGGACAATCTCAAGTTTAAGATTGGGAAGTATTTTGAAGATTTTAAAAATAGGGCTACGCGCGTATATCCTGAATTGCCGAACGAAGCACGGTTTTCTCATATCAAAGAGATAATCAGGAGGCAGGCGGCGGCCCGGGAAATAGCGCAGGCTCAGGCCATGCAAAATATAAATAACATGACCTATGGTTTTGGGCCTAATAAACTATACCTCTTTACGCAGAAAGTTGTCCTTGACGATCTCATAAAAGAAGCCGAGTCCGGCAGACCGATACCTTTTGGCTATTCTTCCTACGATGAAGGCGGCGCGCTTTATACCGATACCGCCAAGCTTATGCAAGACAAGCAGAATGTTGATGACCGGATTGCGCTCAATCCTGACGTGGCTGCAGCCGTGCTCAAGCGCAAGGATATGTGGAAGCAGATCACGGGTGATCTCGTTAGGTACAAGATCCTTTCTCCGGATCAACTCAAAGAAGATTATTACCGGCACCAGATTCTCGATTATGCGCGGAATAAGGCCACCTTCGGGACCGGCAAGAAGCTAAAGACGCCTACTCCGGGATATGCCAAGCGCCGGTTTGGGTCCGCAGAGCTGGACATCAACACCAACTTTATCGAGGCTGAATTTGAGGTTATGTCTCAGGCGCTCCTGGATATCCAGACCGCGCTTAATATTGACAAAATACGGAATAGTCCGCTTAACATAAAGAACAGCCTAAGAGACCAGGCGCGGTTAATGAATGACCAGGTTGCTATAGCCATGGTGGTTCCCGGGGTAACTAACGACAAAGGCGAGCCGGTAACGGTAAAGGATATCCTCAAACAGTTTTCTAACAAGATGGGGTTTGGATTTGCCGCGCTAGAGAAGGCGGGATACGCTTTCCCGAAAGATGATCCCGAATCATTTAAAGAAGTGGCAAGGTTAGCCAACGATCCCGATGCGCCGGAAGATGTGCAGATAGCTGCCCGGATGATCCTAAAGGCTATGGCAGACCGGAAAGCCGCATTAAAAGGATATCTTGGCAAGAACTACAAGGAATGGGGAGACCTTATTCCTCCTGGATATGCGAAGTGGCAGCCGCAAGAGGGGCGCGTATTCTATAGCGCAACGTCAGTAAGCCAGAAGATCATAAATGAGGTTCTTGATGGCGTTGCTATAGAGGGGCTAGATAAAGACGATCTCCGTAAGATCATGGCGGTCGGCGGTATGCGTGAAGAGTTTGTATTGCCGGAAGAGGTAAGCAAGACGCTGAACGAGCTCTACACTATCAAGCCGAGCAACATGATAGCGAATGGAGCCCGATTCCTAACTTCTCAATGGAAAAAGTGGGTTTTATTCAATCCGCGGCGTGTAGTAAAATATAACTTCCAGAACTTTATCGGGGATTCTGACGCTGTTATTGCCGGACAGCCGAGAATATTCAAGAACTTTATGAAGGCAAACCAGGCTCTTATTGACGTGTTCTACAAGGGAAAGCCGATGCCTCCGGAAATGAGGGAATTTTTTGAGCGCGGCGGTCTTGATAGAAACATGACCATCCAGGAGATCCCGGATATAAACAAGCTCGGGATGTTTGAACGATTCATAACAAACTCAAACAAGGCCTTTGATCTACGGCAGGCCTTCTCTTCCATAAACGCCTATTGGGGCACGGTAATTGATTTTACCATGTATCGGGAATCCATATTAAGATACGCCGCATACCTATATTATAGAGACGTTTTCAAGGCAGGTAAGGTTGAGTATGGAGCAAGTTTGCGCAATGAGATTGACGGACTGAGCGATCCTCTGGACAAAGCGGCCAGGGTCGCCACAGAACTACTAGGAGACTACGGGAACATAACCGCGTTAGGGAAGGATCTCCGTGATACAACGATCCCTTTCTACTCCTGGTATGAGATCAATTTTAAGCGATACAAGAGGCTTACGCAAAACGCTTTTGATGAGGGGTTTGGCGCGGGCGCAAAAAAACAACTTACAATCGGATCCCTTATTATGCTCAGACTTATTCTCAAGGCGATCGCCTTAACCGCAATCGTAGCACTCTGGAATCAGATTATGTTTAGGGATGAAGAGAAGGACTTGAGCCCATACGATCAAAACCGTATGCACATAACAGTCGGTCGAGATAAAAATGGGCGCCCCAGGATAATAAGAGGACAGAGCGCTTTCAGCGATCTTATGGAGTGGGTAGGATTGGATCAGCTTCCTACGCTCTGGCGGGATTACTTTGACGGTAAAGCATCTATGGTTGACATATTCGGCAAGATTCCGTTTGTAACGGGAAAAATTGGGCTTAAGCCGATATTCCTGAAATTCATGCGCGGTATCAATCCTTTCTATAAGGTGGCCGCAGAAACCGTAACCGGGAAGACAGTATTCGGACTGGATGAGCGCTCCGGTAGAATTGAGGACAAAACGAGAAACGCTCTCAAAGCTCTACAACTTGAGAATGAATACGACTGGATTACCAAGAAGCCATCCCGTGGATATTTAAAGAGCTTATGGGAAGCGATTATAACAACCACGGATCCGGAAGAAAACGCATTCCGTTATATTCAGGGGCAGAAATACGCTTTTATGGAACAACAGGGCCGCGGTGGATCCGGAGATTATTACACTCCAAGAAGCATTGTTTATCGGCAATACAAGAAGGCACTCGTATACAAAGATGTAGAGGCACAAAAAACCGCACTAAAAACTCTTTCCGGCATGGGCGTTACTGTTGAAGAATTACAGCGATCCGTAGCCACACAAGAGCCCTTATATGGATTAAAAGATGAGGACAAGGCTAAATTTGTTAAGGAGTTTTTAACTACAAGGGATAGAGAATTGTTGCGGAGAGCGTATTTCTACTATGTCAAAACTTTTTTAAGGACGGAACCATCGCGATAAAAAAGCTTACGATAATCCCCGTCGATAAAATAAAGCTTGACAAAATTGTGTGTGTGTGATAAACTTTAAATAATCAAGGAGGAACAATGAAGCCAGTTTGTCCAGAATGTAAAAGTCAAATAGTACTCTACCGACGGAAAAGTAATACTTTGTATTGCCGTAGATGCGGGGCTGAATGGAGAAGAAAAGATGTTTCCGAGAGAAAAGCAGTTTGCTGATTTATTGGATAAACAAGGAAGAAAATGGGAATATCCTTGCCAACGTTTTGATTTAGGTTCTACTACATATAGACCTGATTTTTACTTACCTAAAGAAAGATTGTATATTGAAATAGTAGGTTCAAGGCAGGCGTATTCATCAAATAGAAGAAAAATTGCACAATTTATAAAATTATATCCTAAGATAAAGTTTCAAGTTATTGCTTTTGGAAATGATTCAGTAAAAACGTATTTCGGAACTGTTCTCCCTATAGATAAAAGACATCAAGACATGGATTATAATTGCTCTATATCCCATCCTAAAAAATGCGAAACCTGTAAGGCGATAGGAATGTTTTGGAGACAAAAAGGCATAAAAAATAATAAAGAAAGAAATTTATGGATTGAAAATTATGATAAATTCACAAATCCGGCCAAGGAAACCAATGCTAAACCAAACCAAAAATAATCCCATCAACGCTATTCTCCGCAGAAACGCAGGAAGCCTTAGAGCCTCGATGCGTCTTTTGCACACCTTGGCCGGTGTAGTGTAGATGGGATTTATAATTTAGGAAGGAGAAAGCTATGCACAGTAACCCAGAATTTACCCATCACTACCGCAAAGACAACACGCCTGAGCAAGACGCAATCGAGGAACGGATCGTACAGTCAACCTACAAGGCTATAACAGAGCAGATTGACATTAACAAAGAAGTCCAGGCCGCCAACAGCCGGGCACGAGTTGCAATCATCAGCATCATTGTAGCCACGATTGTGATTATTGCGTTAGGGGTATGGTGGTCGGGGGCTCATGCGGAAATCATCAACATGGACGCCATAGCGCAGATTGAATCATCGGGGAATCCGCAGGCTTATAATCCCCAAGATGGCGCAATCGGACTGTACCAAATAACTCCGATAGTATTGAAGGAATACAATAACTACCATGCGCAAAAGTTTACCCGGGAAGATTTATACAACGAGCATATCAACTTTGAAATTGCCTCTTGGTATATGCGGGTGCGCATACCTCAGATGCTCGCATATTATAACCTGCCATTAACCACGGAAAACAAAATAATCGCTTGGAACGCCGGAATCTCAAACGCTCGCAAAGGACGGATACCGGATATTACAAGGCAGTATCTCAAAAAATACGCAAAACTCACCGGAGGCGCACGATGAAGAAAACCTTATTACCAGCTTGTCCAAGATGTGGATGTAGAAGATATGCCCCAGGATTTATTTCTTTGTACCAAACCCGGATTAACCTATTTTGAATGTTCGTTGAATGGACGGAAGGAATGGAGGGAGAAGAATGTTGTGTAGAACATGCATGAATCCCATAGGCGAGCTCTGGCAATACTCAACCCCATCCCTGCGCGAACTCCAACAGGACTGCCAGCGGTGTTTGTCGGTGGAGGATAATAGAGAAATTGAGAGGATCATAAGAAGGAGGGAAGATGACCAATGCTGAAAAACAATGCACCATTCTTATTGCAAAGGGTAAATGGACGCGGGCATTATGCCAACTATGCCGACGGATAAACCCTGTAAAATGTTCGATAGCAGTTAAGCAAAATAACTCTTTACAAAACAAGAAAAAAGGGATATAATAAATACCATGAACGAGAACTCGGGATTCTCAAAATCAAACAATCAGGGCCACCTCAGCGCAATTATCTATTGCGCTTTTTTTGTTTCTCTCCCGAGGAGATTCAAAGGGGTGGCCCTTAATTTTGGGGAGGGTGTATGGACGGTAAACAGGGAATAATTGACGTAGGAGGCTCGCCAAGCTCATTGATTGAGCGCGCGATTGATAAAGGGGCAGACCTGGATAAGCTCGAAAAACTGCTTGCGCTGAAAGAAAGATTCGACGCAAATGAAGCTCGAAAATCATACCACAAAGCGATGGCTGATTTCAAGGATAATCCACCAGAGATTGGCAAGGATAAAAAAGTATCATTCTCAACGTCGGCAGGAAAGACGAGTTATAACCACGCCTCCCTTGCCAATGTAACCAAGAAGATCGGCGCGGAATTAAGCAAGCACGGCCTTTCCGCTTCATGGACTACCAAGCAGAACGGTTTAATCCTTGTTACCTGCCGGATAACCCATGTGCAGGGGCATAGCGAAGAAACCACGCTTTCTGCCGCGGCTGATACCAGCGGTTCAAAAAACTCCATACAGGCGATAGGCTCAACGATTACTTACCTTGAACGATATACCCTGCTTGCACTCACCGGGCTTGCTACTGAGGATATGGATGATGACGGCAAAGGCGCGGCTGTTGAGTTTATCACCAAAGAGCAAATCAATATCATCCTTGACGGAGTGGCTTCACTTGAATTAAAAACCGAGGATAACAAGAAATTCATGGATAAATTCTTCAAGTTTATGAAGGTCGAAAAGCTTGAGGAAATCCACAAAACCGATTATCAAAAAGCCATGAATGTTTTTGCCGTGGAGAAAAAGCGGAAAGAAGGGAAGAAATGAAAATAATAGACTGCATCCAAGGATCTTCTGAGTGGCACGCGGCCCGTTGCGGTATCCCCAGCGCGAGTAATTTTGATAAGATTGTTACTACTAAGGGCGAGCCGTCAAAACAGCGCGAGAAGTATCTCTACCAGCTCGCAGGTGAGCGTATTATCGGCAAGGCAGAGGAAACATACCAGAACGGGGCCATGCTCCGGGGAATCGAAATGGAAGCCGAGGCCCGGTTGCTTTATGAATTGAGAACCAGCGAAACCGTCCAG